GGTAATTGAAAGAAGTCTTTATCTATGCTGGCAATAATGGTTTCATTGTTCTGTGCTGTGTGCTCAATAGCAATGTCATCATCAGCCTCTTGGTTGTCTGATACGGTAAAGCCCCACGCACTGATTAGGTATTCCCGTATAATCCCTAAGTGCTTTGGCTTAGGGGCAGTTCTATTGCCCTTGTATGGGGCAGTTATAGCTACCTCATTTCTGAAGTTACTATGCCCTGTAAGATATCCTTGATATGTTTCAGCTTCAATATCTTCCCAGAGCATAGTCTCCAAAAACTTAGCTGTCCTAGCGATAGCAATCTTCTCAGATTCCTTCTCCGCACCAAACCCTACGCGATATGAAATAATATCGCCATCAACTAAGACATGAGGCACTATAGAGCCTCTTCTTCTTCACTTTCTGGGTTATATTCAACCAAGTCAGTGATAGTCAGCTTCTTCAACGAAGGGCTAACGCCACTCTTTCCCTTAAACGTCCAGTCATAGGTAGACACAATCGCCTTAGCCTTGCTGCCGTTGGCTATGCGAAAGTCTTTAGCAATCTCCTCGCCTTCTTTGTTAAAGGCAGTAATTGCATAATTACTCTTGCAAGTGATGTAATTACCCTCATCTGGTCGATTCTCAGCATTACTCAGTACGTTAATACCTAGCTCTTTCAAAGCATCTACAGCCTTTGATGACAAGTTAGAGAGGTTTACTGTATATTGCTCTTTATCTGAAACCGGGTTAGGTACTTGCAAGCAAGCCCAATACACATCTGCTAATACTGAAACACTTTTACCTGCGCTCATAATAACTCCTTAGTTAATTTAGTTACAATTTAGTGTACTTCTGCCCAGGTTTGCCCTACTTTATACTCAGCCCCCACTGGGCACCTGAAGTTGAGTATTTTTCCTGCCTCTGCTGCTGAATGTACAACGATTTTACCTACCTGTTCACCGAAGTTAGCAGAAGTTTCTATCTGCACCTCATCATGTACCCACGCTACTATCTTACATGGTATCTTAGCCGCTGTCAAGTTCTTTTTAATCTGTATAAGCCAGACTTTACTGATAATAGCCCCTGCGGACTGTAATAGCGTATTCAGGGCCGAATGAGCAGACCTAATTTGTAATCTGTAGCCACCTAGTCCCCGTATACTACCTTTACCTGCCGCTGCCTCAACTTTAGATCGTAACGAAGCGAATGACGGCACAGCCTTAAAGAAATTACTAAGAATCTGTTGTCCTTCCTTCGCAGAACCACCTACAATTGACCCAATCTTAGATGGAGATGCCCCATAGAGAGTGGCATAAAGCACCGTCTTTGCAATATCTCTGGAAGCAACCCCAAAAGCTTCTTGATTTCGGGTATGAACGTCCCCATTAACAACCTCATTTATGTAATCCACGTCGTTAAGATAATGAGCAAAACAGCGTAGTTCAATACCGCTAAGATCCACCCCAACCAGAACATTTCCGGAACCCACCGTCCAACAATTACGAAACTCACGCCCATATGGCGCTCTGGTAGCCGGAACCTGAGCCATATTAGGACTATGGTGAGTTGCCCTGCCAGTAACAGCCCCAAAAGTAATAACACGACCATGTACCCTCCCATCTGATTGACAATATTCGAGCCAAGAATCCAACTGTGCTGCCCTCTTTTGAAGCATTAAATACCGTGCAATAGTCTTGGCCTCCGGTATATCCATATTTTCTAGCGTTGTTTCGTCTACAATTGTATGCCCTTTCTCGGTATGCTTCTCCGGCTTCCACCCACGCTCCATAAGGCGTTTAGCTATCTGTTGACGGCTACCTACATTGAACACCTCTACATCGTCTTTAAGAGGCCTTCCCGTCCTTTCTGAGACCCTTTTAGTAACTATGGGTGGAAAGGTGTCTTGTAAGGATGCTTCAATGTTCGCCATCTCTGTCCGAATATCTGCTAATAATGTCATGGAATAGGGAATATCCAGTTTAAACCCAGTACGCTCCTGTTCTGATATAATAGCCTGCACCCGGTGTTCAATTTCTACTGCCTGTTCATGTATCGTGAACGCCTCCAATTCCTGAACAAGGGAATCATACACTTTAGCGGTTACTTTTACGTCCTGTATACAGTAATCAATCATCTCCTGGCAAAGACCCCCGTCATAGTCCTTAAAATCTCCCTTTGGAAAGTTAAGGATTTTACCCCAGTTTGCTAGACTATGTCCTCCTTCACGGCCCGCCCTGCACAACCTGGATAACACTAAGGTATCCTTACATTGTCGCAAGACGATATTGGTTCCCCATAGCTTGTTTAAGAGATGACAATCAAAACCAATAATGTTATGGCCAATAATAATGTCGCAAGAATTAAGGTAGTCATTTAACTCCTCCTTGTCCTTCTCTAACCATGTAAGAACCTCTCCTGTATCCTTGTTCATAGTAACGCAGCACCAGATAGTGTCCCACTTGGTGTTAGTCTCTATATCTAATATAATAGTTGTCATTTAATAATAAAATGCAAGTGTTTTTAACCGATTTCTGTGGATATTGTAGGGTTTTTGTAAGCAGTTGTTACCTCCGTCCATCCAGCGAAATACATATTTTCTGTGCCGTTGCTACATTTACCATACATACCATCCATGTGGTGGAATTTATATACACGATCTAGGCTACCTTCTAAAGCATCTGGTGGAATCTGTGGGTTTTCTAGTAGTTTAAAGTAAGAACCATTTGGTAGTTCATAAAGTTTAGTCATACTTATCTCCTTTAAATTTACAGCGAAGAATCCGTAATCTCATTCATTCGTCCTGTGTCCTTATTATACAGCAAAGCAGAACAATTAGGGCTAGTAAGTCCAGAAAATCTGTTCTTTAATATGGAAACACGGGTAGTGTTGCGTTCTATGGCCTCCTCATGCTGCCCATTACGCACTAATCCTATCACAATATCACTCAATTGTCCAATACTACCTGACCCACGAAGCTGAGACAATGTTGTAGCAGCACCCTCCTCATGCCCTTTACTCTCCGGGCGCTTAAGATGGGATACAGCAATAAGACAAATTCCAGTTTCTTGGACCAGCATCCGTAGCTTTGTCATAAGTTCGTCTATTGATTTTCTCTCATCACCGTTAGATTGTGCCGAAATTACCATACTAATATGATCTAGAAAGACATATTTACAGTCTGCCGCTTTAGCAAAGTACCGTATTCTGTTGATAACATTATCAATATCAGTAGACCCAAAATTGTCCCAGAAAAATAGCCTGTCAGTGCCCATAGTAGATTCAAAGGCACGTCGTAGTTCCTCCTCTGAGGCATACGTATCCGGTAAGTGTAGTGGGCGATTAAGGGATAAAGACATTATAGACTTAGCAGTACGGGGCACTGATTCTTCCATAAACATTAGGCCGATGTTCTCCTGTGTGGTTTGGATTAAATGCCACAGAATCTCCCGGAGGAATTGAGACTTGCCTAAACCGCTGCCAGCACACACAGTAACCAACTCTCCACCGCGCAGCCCATAGGTCAGGTCGTTAACACCCTGCCACGGGTAGAGTGCCATAGCCTTTTCAACTGGTTTATTGACAGCCTCCCACAAAGTAGACCCTGCTATGATTCCATCAGGAACCCACTGCTCTGCCGCCCACCACTGCTTAACATATTCTCCACCTTTCCCTGCTTTCAGGTAATCACAGGCATCCTTGAAACCCTGTACGTGCTTCAGTATCTTGCACTTGCTGCCTAGCACCTCTGCCACCTGATTTGCAGCAATAATACCTGGTTCGTCGTTATCAAAGCTAATAACAATAGACTCAAAAGACTGTAACCATTCGTAAGACTGTTTAATATCCTTTAAGGCAGACTGAGCACCGTTACGGATAGACACGTTGGGATACTTGCTGCCTGCCATCTGATAGCCCGCAAGGGCATCTAGTTCGCCCTCGTGTATGGTTACAGTGCGTCCTCCTTTTGCAAAGTAAGACTGGCCAAACAATACCGCCTGCTTCCAGTCCCCTGATACAGCAAACTGCTTCGTAGACACTGTACGGGTCTTAGAGGCCACGATTTCGCCTGATTCGTTGGTGTACGGATAGTGTTGTTTATCACCGTCCGCGGTCACCCCGTAAGACATACAGGTATCCTTGGTTATCCCTCGCTCTGAAATAGCTTTATAATCTCCTTTTGTCTCTATCTTCTTAGCTTCTTGCCATGGTATATCATTAGGCATATCGTCTAAACTACCTCGTATGTGATTATGGCATATATGACAGTATTCGTGACCATCGTCATATAGACTATTGCCATCACTGCTACCGCATTTCTTACATGGAATATGTTTTATAAATTTACTTTCATTCAATATAGTCATTGACAAACTCCTAAAAATATGATACCCTAAGAACTACTTAGTTAACTACATTGCTTCTATATTGTTAAATACATTAATAGATATTTATATTTATATATCTATATTGTTACTATGTAGTCTATTTAGACCTCGTTTTGTTCATTTTCAATATGAATATCTATGTCTTCGGTTTCCTGGATATCTGTTGTACTCATTAAGTCCATACGTTCTCTGTAGACTAAGTCTTCCCGAACAGTCTTAAAACAACGGTTGCATAGGTCATAAAACTCCATTGTCACGATGGAACGTCTAGTAGCCTCAAAATCAGTTAGGGCGCAATTACACGATAAACAACGCATCTTAGCTACCTCCCACGCTTGACCATGTAGATAGTGCCTTGTGGGG